CTCCTTAGTTTCTCTTCACGGCGATTGCCACCGTGAGGTCGTATGTGGGTATGTCTTGCCCGCCGTAGTTTGCATTGCCTGGACGGGCGTCTGTAACTGCGATGGGCGAGTTCATGATGGTGTCAACGGTTGACATCAAATAGTCTCCGCTGTCTTGGTTGCCTGGAGGGGCTGCAAGGATGCGGACTGGAATGCGAAAGTCGCCCACGTTGTAAGTGAACGAAGTCATGACGGGAAGTTCAATCATGACGGACATTGGTCGAGCGTTGCGCGGGTCTGTTACGGGTTTGAGACCGAGGGCGGTGAGTTGTGTTTTGATTGCGTTGACTGCGTCGACGAGGATTCCTGTTGCAGCCATTATGCGACCTGTGGTCTTCCGCAGCCGATGAGAGCCATGATGCGTCCCATAGTTGAGGGGATGGGAATTGAAGACATTGCATCGAATGAGGCGAAGGAGTCTGCTGATCCGCGTTCGCGGTAAAGGGTAGCTGCGTACATGATTGTGCCGAGTTTGACGTCGGCACCTGGCACTGTGGATTGCGAGTCGGTGTATCCCGCTTCGCGACGCTTGCGGAAGATGTAGTTGTTGGCAGCGTTGACGCAGACTGTGATGAAGGCGGTGTCGTTGGCGGTTGCGACATCGATGCCGAGCCAACTGGTTACGTCACTTGAATTGCACCAAGACACAGAAGGCGTAAAGGTGACTGTGCCGGTAGCGATAGACCGTTCAAAGTCTGCGCCAGCGTCCACATACATGAACTGGTAAAGACGAATTACATCGGAGTCAAATTCAAGGTCGCCCTCGTCAGAGACCCCGATGAACTCAAAGTCTTGTGTTGAAACAATTTTGTGGGTTCCAGAGAAGCCGTGATCTGCGCCTGCAATGACGACGGAATCTCCAACCTGTATGCCTGTCTCAACGAGGGTCTGAAGAATGGCGTACCCATCGAGGCGCGTATGGAACGCGAGATCGTAAGTAGCCATTAGTCAGTCCCTGTCGTGTCTCAGGACTAAGCCTGAGGGATCTTCATGAATTGGTTTGCGTCAATCATCTTCGGTGCGAAGTATCCGCGGAAGGCAATTGTGCGAGACAATGTTGAAGGATTGTCCAGGCTGATTGCGCCCTTTTGCTGTTCATAGCAACGGAAGGCACCAGTAGCAGCTGCGCCAACGATTGTTGTCTTTGCTGCAAAGTTGGTGTCAACAACGAGACGAAGACCAAACACGAATGCTTCGCGAGAGCCTGGGTTCATTGTGCCGAATGCGTTCATTGGCCCAACCTGTGGGAAAAGCGGACGGTCATCTGTGCCGCTCAATTGTCCTAGCTGCGCGAATACGTCACCAGACACGAACAAGTGATCTGGAAGGTAGTAACCGTTGCTGAGGATGGTGTTTGCGCAAGCATAAACTTTTGCAATCCAGTCAGTCGGGTCAGTCGTTGCAACGTTGCCGGTTGTCTGTGAAGTACCTGCAACAAGCGCGTCAGCGGCTGCGTTGTCGGTTGCCAGGGCGTATTTTTTGCCCATGTCTTCAAGAAGTCCGTTCAAAACTTCTGGTGAACTCCAGTCAATTGAAGCCTCGGAGACTTCGACGTATCCGCCGTAAATGTCCTTCGTGATTTGAATGTCATCAACAACATACTGACCAGCGGTGATTGTGGTGTTCTGTGTCTGGGGGCCCGAAATTGAGGTATGGGTTGTAATTTTTGGAACGATGAAGACCTTGCCTGATTGGGGCATCTGGCGAGCGCCGATTGCATCAACCACAGGGCGCAAACCCTGAATCCCAGAATACACGGGAGCCAAAATTGGCAATGGCATGATGCCGTCAAGGTCAGCGGTGGTTACATCTGGAGCAGCTGCGCGGATGCGAGCGTTGAACTCGGCAGCGATTGCGCCACCTTGCATCTGTGCTGAGATCCATTCGCCAGCGGAAGGAAGTTTGAACTCTTTCTTTGCCGAAGCAAAGATTGGTGATGTTGGGATGGCGTCGGGCGCGGAGGCTTCGACTTGGGTTTCTGTTGACATTGTTTCCTCCTGGAGACTTGTGTCGGGTTGGGGTTCGGTTGACTCTTCTTCGACCTCTTCTGGGTCGTGTTCTGAGGCAGCGATTTGTTCGATGACTGCGTCGGCAAATGCCGGAACGCTGACCACCGAAAGTTCTTGTAGATCAGCAGACGAAACAATCATGACGCCGTTCTTGTCGTACTTAAACTTCTTGGGTACTGCACCTACGGAGACCGAGTCGTATGCGGACATTTGAATGAGTTCAACGACGTCGTCGGCTGCTTTTGAGCGAGCGAAAGTTGCGCTGAATCCGAGGCCATTGTCTAGATCGACAAGTTCGTTGACGATTCCGATTGGGCGTCCGTCGTGGTTTTCAAGAAGTCGCGCGGGCTTGGCATTCAAGTCAAAGGCTCCGCGCTTGAACATGACCTTTTCGCCACCTGAAACGGTTGCGACGGTGTCCCACGGGACTGCAATGCCGGTAATGGTGCGCGGTGCATCTTCTCCAGCTGCTGCGTCAAGAGTGACGGGGACGGCGGTGAACTTGATCATGAAGGAATCTCCTCGAGGTCTGGCACTTCGGGTTCGACAAGTGCGTCGTGCATTTCGCCAATGGCAAGAAGGTCATCTGTGTCAAAGCGGACAAAGCGTCCGCGACTGAGAACGTCGTTCATGCTGAGGCGAGATTCGATTGCATGGGCGTACATTTGCGCACCGAATAGCCATAGGTCTTGACGGGCTTGCGATGCGTTTTGATATGTCATGGAAGCGCCTGGCGTTGGTGCCGAAACAAGGTACGCGGGGACTGAACACATACGGGAAAGGTCAAGTGCTTGATATTCGCGTTGCGCTGCGTTGACTTCAAGCGGGTCGCGGTCAAACTCGACGAAGTTGACGTAGTTGTTCAACGCGCCGATGACGTTTCCTTCTCGACGAGCCTGCGCCCATTGCGCTGCCAAGTCTCCAAGTTCTTCGCCGGACATTGTCTCACCTGCCGAAGTCTGCTGAAGATAACCAGGGACGGTTTCGATGGTTGCTGCGCGATCTGCGTACTGGTCAAGGTGAGTCGCAATGCTGACTGAGCGTCGACCTGAAAACATGAGACCAGTTGTCGGTGCAAGGAAGGTAATGATTTCGTTCGGGTCTAACTGGATGCCGTTGAACTCAATTTCGTCTGGCATACCGAAGAATTGCGGGCCGACTTGAGAAGGCGTCTGGATATTTGCGGAGGGTAGCCATTCAAAACTCATCGGGCGTCCGTCGGTTGCATTACGAGAAGTAACCGCCCAGAACGCGCGACCCGTCATCCATAAGTCCGTCACCGTGTTGGCAAGGATGAACTGGCGAGGAACTTTTGGATCAGGGTTTTCCATCCATGACTCGTTCGGCACATAGATTTCCTCGTACTCAGTACCGTTCCATTGCTTCACATATTGGCGGAACTCAAGACTTGAGATGGTCGAGGCGAGAAGGTCTCTCGCCCTCGACACCGTCGGAAGAGCAAGGGCGATCTGCTCAAATGCTCCGCTTGTCCATGCATACGTCGGAGGGATGCCAGCCATGCCGACTCCGGCAGCTGCTTTAACGGGCGAAGATGCAAATTCAGCGGTTGTGATTTTTCGGGAGAAGAACGCCACGGATGGAGTCTCCCACAAACTAGTTGCAAATGCAACTATCTTCCGAATGCCATTGCTGCGCGTCCAGTATTTGACGGGCGGGAAACAAGTGCGGCTGCAACAACGAGAAGTCGAGCGGCTTCAATTGGGCCAGGGGAGCGTTGACTGCTGATTACGACTTGACCGTTTGCGCGGGCAAGGACGGCGCGGTTGACATGGGTCGCCAACAGTTCCTCGCCTCGGTGGTAGATGCGTTTCTCAAGTATCAGCGAGCGCGTCAGACCCGTAAATTTCAACACTTCGGCGTAGCCGAAAATTTGACGTCGCCGTTCTAATTTCTCTGGAGTATGTAGATCGAGTGCCGGTGTAATTGCCAGACGCAACTTCGGGTCTGCCTCCATTGCCTCGTTAATCTTGACCCACATTTCTTTAAGTGACTCTGTGGAGAACTGGACTGTCGCAATGATGTTGCCTTCCTCGGTAAGTCCGCAACGGATGCCGACATACTTTTCTCCGCCTGTGGATGAGTCGACGCAAAGGACGCCTCCAGCGGGACAGTCTGATTCGGTAAACAACTTGTCCCAGACTCCAGGCTGAATCCAAGCGTCAGCCGACGATACCCACAGGTTCAGGTGAGCGCGGAGGAACGCTGCTCGATCTGGAGTTTCCGCAGCTGCTTGAAGTGCCTCAAGGGTGATGGTCTGACCGAGGGCGGGGTTGGCGTAGCCCCAATTTATTTCGTCGTTCGGGTCTACCGACGGGAGACTCCATTCGGCAAAGTAAAGACGAGTCTGTTTCTGCTGATCTATCGCGCCAATTGCTGCTTCGCGAAGACGCTGCATTGTCTTAGACGATTCATCGCCTGAAGTTGACCAAGAGGAAAGGAGCGGAGACTTGACGGCAATCTGCGACGGACGGAGCGCGTCAAAGTAAACCTCTTCCGAGACGTTCCAGATTTCGTCGACAACAATCAGATCGTAGGTTCCGCCGTGAAGGTTCGGCGTCGCAGCGCGGACTTCCCATGTTGAGCCGTTCGGCATCTCGACTTTGTTGCGTCCGTAACTCCATGTGACATGACCTTCAAATTGTGCCTCAAGTACCGGAGCGAGTTCGTTGAAGATTGCAACCGCGCGATCAAGTTTGTTGGCAACGGAAAGAACGTGCATTGGTTTTCCTCGCATCGCTGACCAGTCCGTCAAGAAGAATCCGCAAAGACTTGTCAAGGCAACCGACTTGCCGTTCTGCCGAGCGCAGCTAGTCAACGCCTCACGAAAAACAAGGTCGCCGTTCTCATCATGAGTTAACTGACCATCAAGTGCCACCTTCTGCCAATCAAACAACGTCCTCGAGAGAACTCTTTCCGACCATGCAGCGACTAACGGCCCATAAGAACCTGACCCCTGGGTGACCGATTCCAACCTTGGCTGAACCATTCCAATCCCGAGCGTTATGTCCGCAGACGCAGGACATCGAACTGATTCGGTTTGAATCCCTTCAGATAAGAGAAAGGA